CCTAACGAATCAATCCGTTGATCCACTTGTGTTCTATGAAGAACGATACATTGGAGATAATTTAATAGAATACATTCATCTATATTATGTAGCAGAATGTTCTCCAGATCTATGTTTAGAATTCAACCAAAATAATATTCATCAAGTTACCGAAATAAGTAGCATTAAATGGTTGACATATGAACAATGTATGGAAAAAATAAGATCTTATTCAGTTGAAAAAAGAGAATTACTAACAGGTCTTCATACATCCATTGTATCTAAAAATATTGTAAAAAAAATATAGATATTTGGTAAAAGGGTATGGGTGTATGTTGTTCTTATGATTATTCTTTGCCTTATGGATGTGAGATGAAAACTATTTGTGAATCCAAGCGTTGTTTTCTTTGTTCTAAAAAAGTGTTACATGGTCAAATTGTGTATTGTAATCGGTGTAATATAGAATTAGGTCATATTCGTTGTACGAAAAAATGGTTCATCATACAAGAGTGTTGTCCGGGTTGTAATGGTTTAAAAGTAAATGTAACGAATACTGAATAATGATACAATCGTTGTATGATTTTTATCAACATCAGCCATCACAAATTTCTAAAATTAACCAATTAAAAGATTGGTTTTATAAAATAGAACATGAATCTCCTACTCGATTTGATAAAAGATCAAAACAACAAATAAAAAGTAATCACGTATTACTAGTGATTGGAGATACAGGTATTGGTAAAACTAAAATTATTCAGGATTTTTTATCATTATGTAAATATAATGTAATTCATATTGGAAAATTGTTTGATATTTATGATCATACTAATACGTATAGTATTAAGGATTTTATTCCAAAACTGTTAAAACAAAAAAATGTTTCTGATGTATCTACTAAAAAACTATTATTAATTGATAGTTTAGAAGAATTTATGGTGATCCAAAAAACAATTCTTCGAGACATCATTGAATCAATTGATACATTGGGAATGCCAGTAGTGCTAGTTAGTGAACGAATCAGTTTTGATGCATTAGAAAAAAAGGTAATTGTAAAATTAAGAAAAGAAGCTACAATTGTAGAATTAGATCCGCCTAATTTGGATACAATTCGTAATTATTTAAAAAATAATAATTCCTATCTTATTTCGAATCCTAAGATTGAACAAATGATGAATGAATGTAATGGTGATCTAAGGACATTACAACATTTGATGCAATTTTATAAGATACCAATAACATTTTCAACAGATGAAACAATCGATCAACGAAAAGATAATGCTCTTGAAACGGAAAAGGCAATTATGGATATTAGTGGAGGAACATTAACAGATAGTTTTTATCGATGTGAATCTGATCCTTTTATTTATGGAATGTTAACATATGAAAATTATATTCATTCTAGAATTAAAACAGAAACACATAAAAAAAATATCATTGATATGATTTGTTTTTCTGATTTTTTAGAAAAGAAACTATTTAAAAATCAACAATGGGAATTGTTAGAGATTTACTCTTTTTTTTCTACTATTTATCCTTGGAAACAATTGGAACCGCCTAATACAATTTTATCATCCTCTACATTACAAAAATACATGAATACAAAAAAACGCAACCGAAAAGCGACATTGGATTTTTAACTCCTTTTAAACATATATAAACTAGTTTAAAATGAATAAAAAATGTATAGGATAAGATAAGATTCATATCATGAATGAAAAAAACAAACGAGAACTACTAGAGAGTATTATACGTAGTGAAAAAATTTTGAATGCTTTCGAAAAGTATCGACCATCATATAAGTTAAACAAAAAACTAATGATTGAAAGAATTGTAGAAGAATTAGATAATTTATGGGAACGGTTTAAAGATATCCCAAAATTAAAGAAATTCTTAGAAACATTTTTATCCAATCACATTAAAGACTTTTTAATCAAAAATAAGTCTCCATCTAGTCGTTCTGAAAGTACTTCTGTTCAACAGGATCACCGAGTAGATGTTGATCCAAATGAGAGGCTCCAAAGAGAACTAGAAGAAAGGAAAAAATTAAATATGACATTACCTATGAAAAAACCTTCTGAACTAGATGAAACAACAGAACCTTTTACAAATGAGGAAAATATGGAAGAAAAAAATGAATCATTTGATAAAGACATGAGCCATCGAAATCAGGTGAACCAAGGAATGTATTCTCAAATGAACCCAAACCCAAATATGCTCCCTCAACAGCAACAAATGCAACAACCTTCATTTAATGCCCAGCAACCACAACAAATGCAACAATCGTTTACTCCGCAAATGCAACAACAATTACAACAATTACAACAACTACAACAATTACAACAACAACTACAACAGCAACAACAGCCGCAACAAATGAACCGAATGAATCAACTTCCTCCACAACAACTTCCTCCGCAGCAATTTCCACCGCAACAACTTCCTCAACAACAACTTCCTCAACAACAACTTCCTCCGCAGCAATTTCCACCGCAACAACTTCCTAATCAAAAACAATATATGAGAAAATTAGATGTATCTCAAGAAAACCATGTAAGCCATTTGAAGCAAAAAACAATGGAAGAAGCACCAAAACAAGTTCCGGCACCTCAACCGGTACAACAACCCTTAGTACAGCCGCCACAACAGGCTCCGCCAGTACAAGTTCCGCCAGTACAAGTGCCGCCAGTACAACAAGTACAACATAAAGAAGTACAGGAACGTTCTTTAGTTGACCGTTCTGTAATTCACATTGATTCTAGAGAGAGAAACCTACAGGAACATCCTAAATCAAACCCTTTTAGTATTGAAATGAGTGATGATATGACTTGTTTGATAACAATTCGAGATATGATTGTTTCTAATGTAACAAATGATCCATATTTATTGATTCAAATTTCAGAATACAAAAATAGCTTATATGAGAACCAATTGAGTCGCGATATTCACTATAAAATGGTTCGTAAACACAAAGATGAAGAATTTAGTTACTACGAAAACACAGATCCGGAAACCATGATTCGCTTACGAAACATAAGCCGAATTACATTTCAAGTGATTCGACCAAACGGAAAACTTCTTTATTCTAGTGTTCAAGATGTATGTGATGTCACCAAACTATATACAGAAGAGGAGAAGACTGAATATGTTGCATCAGTTCCTTCATTAGAACAAATAGATCAGAAAAAGGTAGAGGTACTTGAATTATCGTTGGATCATTTGAATGTAAACGATGCTTTAACTTTATTTGAGGATTTTGTAGAAAAAGGAGATGAGGTTAGAATTGTTCATATGGACCGAAAGAATAAGAAAGTGGTGGTGGAGTATATGGATGGAAAATCATCTAGTACATACCAAAAGGCTATGATACATAAGTATCAACTTTCAATTAGCCTTGAAATTATCTAAATTTAGCAAAAAAATAAATATCATGATTAAATAGAAGTTAATCATAATGTTAGCCATCTATGTTTTTTTAGTAGCAATCATTATTGCATTAGGGTATGTGGCAGCAACACCCGCTACAAAAGAGTATTTTTCTGATGTACAGAAGAAAAAGAAAGATGATCTTATCATGGTGAAAACCCCTTCTTTTAATTATGTATCGCTTGTATCAAAGGAAATAGAAGTAATCCAAAACACAGAACTAAATGGTTCATTCCAAGTAGATGATTCAAAGGGAAATGTGCTCTTACAAATTGGCAGTATTGGAATCGAGTATGATGTATTTACATCTAAAATTTTATTTCACTATAGCGGTAAAAAAGAAATAGAAATAAAAGTGCCATTGGTTCAAAAGAAATCATATGTTTATCGTGTAATGTTATTTCCAATCGAAAATTATATGATTTTTCTTCTTGATGGACAAATGATCTATGCAGGTCGAAATGAACAAGTTGGAATCCCTGGTAAAACAGTTAATGTTTCTGTAAAAGGATCGATTGGATCGATTAGCCAACCGAATGTTTCACCATTTTTATTTGATTTTTTGTCAACAAAACAAGAATTGTTTCAACTGAATAATGGAAAAAATGTATTGAATGCAAATGGTTCGACACTAGAATTAATAGACAAAGCGTCTGTTGGAGATAAAAAGAGTGTGATTTGGAACATTGAACAAAATAAAGGTTATTATACTATTCGAAATATTGTAAGTGGATTCTATCTAGGGGTAACAAATGGACTAGTTCTCCAACCACAACAAGACAAAAACACAAAATTTGTGATTTTAGAAGGTAAAAAGAATATCGTTATTTTTCATGCATCTGGGAAAGTAATCCAGTTAGATGGATTAGCACAAACGAATAAATGGATAGAACAACTTGTCTTAAAAAAGATTGATAACATAGGAGAATGGATCAATTATGGTTCCACGATTAATGTGGTGAATAGTTCAAAACAATATTTATCGGGTAACTTAAATTTTAAATATGATTTTAATGGTTCAAGTGGATTACCGGCTGTCTATGCAGATAATTTAGCTGAAAAAACACTTATTCAATGGACATTAGAAAGTCTTACGGAAAGTAAGAGAGGACATTATGTAAAAGAAGGGGATTCTGTCTATATTAAAAATAATGGTAATTATTTACAAGTAATTAAAGGAAATCCAACTCCAAATGGGATAGGTATGGAAGTATCATTAGGACCAGAAAAGAATAATAATAGTAAATGGGTTATTATGCATCATTCAGATAAGAGTCTTTTATTTCGCAAAAGCGGAGAAGTATATTTTTATCATCCGAAAACAGAACAGTATTTATATAATACTAATAAATCTTTTATCATTAGTGGAAAGGATAAGATTGAGACGATATGTATTGATAAAAAGAACATTCAATCCGTATGGATTATCGGGAATGTAGTTTCGTTAGAAGGAAAACGCACGAATAAAGAAGCTACCATGGATTATTATAAATTTGAATTAGATAAGACGTATTTTAATAATCAAGATAAAAAATGGAAAGATCGTCTAGATAAAGAGAACCAAAAGATAAAGAAAAACTTAGAAAAATATAATAAACTAAAGGAAAATGAAGTTACATTGGATTCAGCAATTATAAAAGCAAAAGAAAACATTGTAGAAATCCAGAAAACAAAGTGCCCTCCTCGTAAACTATGTTTGAACGCAGTTGATTACGACTGTATCCCTCAGAAAAACGAAGAAAATAATGATAAAAAGAAAAAAGATACGCGTTATGATATTGTCTATGTAAAAGAAACCATACAAAAACAAAACCCTCGTATGATTAATACAAATGAAGTGACCAAATGTAAAACAGTGAAAGATTTTGATATTACAACGAGCGAGTATGTAAAGAAGAATGAGTATGTACCAAAGAAGGGTGCTAAGTTAAAGATTACGGATTTTAACTTTGCTGACTTTCCGGAGGCAAATGATTATGTATCCATTGAAAGTATTCCTGAGGATAAGAAGATTACGGATTTTAAAATCAGCGAACTGCCCGGATTTAATGATTTGGAATTAAAAATAAAGTAAAAAACATTTTCTTACAATATAATATAAATATGTTTGAGCTCTACATTAAGTATTTATTAGAGGGTATCGCCGTTGCGATCGCCGCTTACTTTATTCCGAAAAAGAAGGTCGATGTCGCGGAAATCATCTTTATCGCCCTAAGTGCGGCTGCCACATTTGCCATTTTGGACATCTTTGCCCCTAAGGTAGGTGATGGTGCCCGCAAGGGAGCCGGTTTCGGTATCGGTGCTAACACCGTCGGCTGGCCTGGCTTAGAACGTTTTGAGGGCAAGAGCGATGACATGAGCAAGAGCGATGATAGCGATGACAAAATGAGCGATGATAAGAAGAAAAAATGGTGCATGGACAAGAAGAAAATGGTAGATGAATACAACAAGAAGTGCCCGGAGAAGAAAGAGAAGTTCTACGGAGGTTCGACTGACTCTTCTAAATCAGATGACACAAAATCGACCGATTCGTCTAAGTCAATGGACTCCTCTAAGTCGAGTGCTTCTACTGCCTCTATGGCTTCGACTGCTTCTACTACCTCCACTGCTTCCAGTGATGCGGAGAAGAAACCAGTTACCTCGGATGAAGTGTCCGGCTATGATGAGAACAAAGCCTATGCTTCTTTTTAAGAGATAAAAATGTAATTGTTTATGTGATAAATAAACAATTTTATTAGTAGCGTTTAAGGAGTAACAGACTCAAGGAGCTTCTTGTTTTGAAGGACATAGCGATCAAACAATTCTTTGCTAACAATCAATGCAAACGGTAACATGGTTTGGTGGGTTAGCGTACTAATGCCCATCATATCCATGTATTGTTTAAGGCTATCGATCTTAAGGAATGCTGGGAAACCACCACCGCGTTGGGCTTCTTCCGGTTTCTTACCACGAATCACATAGTAAACAACTCCTAGGATACCAAGGGGAACTAAGGTAGCTGGGGTAATGTTTACATTTCCTTGGATTTTTAGGAAAGTGTCCAAGATGGGGATATCCATCCAGCTTGCAGCACCACCTTGTTGAACCACTTCGGCTGGGGCTTTCACGCCTTCTGATTTCATGTAATCACCCATAACTTGTTCAAATAAGTCGCGACCAAGTAGGAAGGCAAACGGAACAAGAGTTAAAGCTGTTAATTCATAGATTCCGAACATTCCCATGTATTGCTTGATAAGTGGGTCCGTAACACTCATTGCTTGGAATCCACCCTTTTGTACGTCATCTTTCGATAAAGTAGAATATACAGCCATTAAGACACCTAGCGGGATTAAGGTAGTAGGCAAAAGACTGGTGATAAGATTCATTTTAAGATACGCATCCAAAATGGGGTGATTTAAGATAGGCAGAGAGGCATCGCCTCCACGTTTAACATTCTTGGAACTCATTTATAT